GAAACGCACGATCTGGTGCATACGTTAGAACACTCGGTGTTGGTAAGGGCGAAAAGGCTTTATCTTCCGGCAAGGTAGAGAATGCAGGTTTCGTAGTGGGCGATAGACAAGTCCAGGATAACGGAATCGTTGGGCATAACTCAAAGGCTGGAGCAGGTGGTCCGCTTGGAAGAACATTCTTCCTGGCTAACATTATGTCCGAGTCTAACGGGTCATCTTATCTTCAAGATGCCGGTATTGTTCATCCAATGTCCGCTTCTATCCTTCGCGGTGTGATGATGTTCCCCTCGGGAGTCCTACCTGGCTTATCTGGCTCTGGCCTCTCAAATCCTACTACTGGTTCTTCTGTTGCACAGGGTAGTTTTGGTCTGGGTTTGGATGCCGGTGGTCGTTACGGCTCTATGGACCTAGGCGCGAATGGTGGTGAGACTTTTGCTCTTTATCTTAATGGATATACTGGTGCTTATTCCCAGGTTCTTTCTGCCTCAATGAATCCATTATCCAGCAACTACTTCGCTAAGGTGTTTAACACTGATCCTGCTTCGATTGAAACAAAGGGGCACTTGCTCTACGCTCATTTCGATATTGATCCTGCGCTTGCAGTTACTGCACCCGCCAATGGTCTACCTGGACACAGAACAAGAGTGTTGCTTACTTCAGGTTCTGGCGGTAGAAACAGTTTTGCCGGCGGTGCCGACTATGTTCCAAACTACGAGGGTTTTGAATATCGATTTACCCATGCTAAAACACCTTTCATTATCTCACAGACTCTAGGAAACACAGAGAAAAACCTGTTTAGGTTCCATGCATTGGATGCTGGTACATACGGAAACAGCAAGGTTAAGGTTTCTATTGCAAATGTGCAGAAGAGCAGAGACGTTAACAACAAGTATGGAACATTCGACGTCCTCGTCAGAAGATTCAGTGATTATGATACCAATCCTGTTATACTTGAGAAGTTTATCGGTTGTGACTTAAATCCAAATAGTCCAAGATTTATTTCTAGAATAATTGGTGACCAGAACGTTTTCTACGATTTCGAAAAGGCTGTTGCAAACCAAAAGCTCGTCGTTGAGGGTTCCTACGCGAATCAGTCTGCTTACATTAGAGTAGAGGTTGTTGCGGCTGTCGAAGCCGGAACGATGCAGTCCGAAGCGCTTCCTGTTGGTTTCCGTGGTCCATTCCACTTGGTGACATCTGGTTCAACAATGCTCGAGGGCCACGGTGCAGACAGCGATCACTTGCAGGACGGTTCAGATGCATTTGATCACAAGTTCCTGGAAATAGAACAGGCTCCTCTCCTTTACAGAAAATCTGTTGCGAGTGGTACTGGTAACAGAAAGAGGGTTGTTAGTGATCTCTACTGGGGAATTCAAAACACCAAGGTGTCCGATGTAAACATTCCAAACGATGGAACATCTGTCAACTCCCTGGCTGAGTACTGGACCAAATACTATCCTGGATACGAAGGATCTTACCCAGCCTGGGTGGGTGCAAACGAAGGTCTTGCAGCTGCAAACGGATCAACCCTTGATGCAGACCTATTCCAAAATGGTAAGTTCACTCTTGAAAGAGTCTTGATTAAGACTAAGTCCGCTGCGGATGAGGTCGATCCTACCCAGTGGGCCAACGCATCTTATGTTCGAACCGGTGTTAACCCCGGAACGTCTGGCTTTAGATTCCTCAATGTCGACAAGGACTTTGCTCAGCAAGCTTCTAGAAGATACTACAAGTTCACGACTATCATGCAGGGAGGATTCGACGGTCTTAACCTCTTCGATACCGACAAGGCCGAAATGCTTAACGCCGCTGCTATTAGAGAGATCTCTGATTCAGCTACCCAAGGTGGAATCGGTGGACCTACTGTTGCGGCTTACAGAAAGGCTCTTGACGTTGTTGCTGAGAAGAGCTCAATCGATATTCAGCTCTTGGCCATTCCCGGTCTTCGTGAGCCTGCTGTTACAGACTACGCCATTGACAAGACTGAAGAGAGGTTTGACGCTCTGTACATCATGGACATTGAGGAGTGTGACTACACAGGAACTTCCGGAGTCGTGACTGGTTCTGTACAGGAAATCTCTGTTACAAACACTGCTGCCAAGTTGCAGGGTAGAGGGTTGGACACAAGCTTTGCGGCTGCGTACTTCCCAGACTGCCTTGTTGCTGATCCTACATCGGGCGCAAACGTTAGATGTCCTCCGTCTGTCGCTGTTCTTGGAGCCATGGCTCTTAACGACTCCGTGGCGCATCCTTGGTTCGCCCCTGCTGGTTTCACCCGCGGTGCGTTGGCCACTACTGAGCAGGCGCAAGTCCGCTTGAACAGAGCCAATATGGACACCCTGTACGAGGTCGATATTAACCCAATCACTTCATTCCCCACTTCTAGTGGAGTGGTTGTCTTTGGGCAGAAGACACTTCAGCAGGCACAATCCGCTCTTGATAGAGTTAACGTAAGAAGACTCTTGATTGACATTCGTAGAAAGGTTAGAAATGTTGCTAACACAATTATTTTCGAACCCAACCGCGAATCCACTTTGGCTAGATTCTCTGCTGCAGTCCAGCCAATCCTTGCAAGAATTCAGGCTCAGCAGGGTCTTGATCGATTCAAGGTCGTCATTGATTCTAGCACAACTACTCAGCTTGATGTTGAAAACAACACTGTTCGCGGTAAGATCTTCTTGCAGCCAACACGTTCTGTTGAGTTTATCTCTCTCGACTTCGTTGTAACAAACCAAGGCGCAGAAATTTAATAGATGAATATTTTTGTCAACTACATAATTAATGGTATAACAGGAGAATAACATGCCAGAAACATTAGACGTCGTCGATTTGCTCCCAAACAAGTTTGAGCCAAAAAGACAGAATAGGTGGGTTTTAGCTATCGAAGGTATCGATGCATTCTTGGTTAAGACCGCCAAAAGACCATCAATTTCTTTTAACGAAAACACAATCGAGTACATCAACTCCAAGAGATACCTTGCTGGTAAGGCTGATCTTGGTACTTTCGATGTAACCATCCACGATCCAATTGCTCCTTCCGGTGCACAGCAGGTTATGGAATGGATTCGTACTCACTATGAGTCAGTTTCTGGCCGCGCTGGATATGCTGATTTCTACAAGCGCGACATCCAACTCAAGCTTCTGGATCCAGTTGGAACAGTTGTTGAGTTTTGGGACATCAAAGGTGCTTTCTTGACCTCGGCTGACTTTGGTTCTTTGGACTACGGTTCAGATGAGCCTACAGAGATTTCTCTGTCAATGCGTTTCGATAACTGCGTATTACAATACTGAAAAATAGTTGTTATTTCATTTTACAAAACAGTTCAAAACTCTAAATTATACCAAGCTATCTAGATCATAATTTGGAGATTTGAATGTCTAGCGAAAGAAGTAACAACGATATTTTTAGTGGTTCTCCTGGCGACCGCGCAAAAATGACTGGCATGCCGGTCAGAAACACGATGAAGGACGACTTCGGTTTGGACATTCCTACCGAGCTCGTCCCTCTTCCGTCTTTGGGCAAGGTTTATCCGGAGGGCAGTTCTCTTCATAACCAAGAAACCGTTGAGATTCGTCCGATGACTGCCCGTGAGGAGGACATCCTTACCTCCCGTGCTTTGATCAAAAAAGGTACGGTTATCACAGAGCTTATCCGGTCATGTCTAATTGATAAGACGATTAATCCCGACACGCTAGTCGCTGGTGATCGTAATGCAATCATGACGTCCCTTCGTATTACTGGTTACGGTTCAGAATATTCTGCAGACGTCGAGTGTCCGGACTGTGGTGAAAAGAGTACACAGGAATTTGACCTTACACAGCTTCCGCTAAAGATGCTGGACACAGATCCAGTCAACTCCGGCGAAAACATATTTCTTTTCGAACTTCCTTACACAAAGAAGAAAGTTAAGTTTAAGTTTCTAGACGGTGCAGATGAGGCTCAGATCAACAAGCTTCAGGAAAGATCCAAGAAGAAAGGAATGAAGAGTTCAAACATGGTTACTCTTCGCTATCGATTCCAAATTCAGGCTGTGGATGACATTACGGACAAGACAAAGATTCAGATGTTTATTAGAAACATGCCAGCCAGGGATTCTCGCGCGTTAAGAGCCTACATTGATTCGATCGAACCTGGTATCGAAATGAAGAATTGGATGGAGTGTCCACTTTGTGGTGAAGAATCGGAGGTTAGAATGCCGTTAGGGGCATCGTTTTTTTGGCCTGACGCCGGCAAGTAAAGAATACATCCTTGAACATATTTTTGGTTTGATGTATTACATGGGCTTTACCTATAAAGAAGCCTATGGAATCCCTGTCTGGCAGAGAAATTGGTTCATTAGAAGAATCAATAAAGAGTTTGAGAAGGCCAGGGACAAAAACCAGCCAGCACAATCTAGGGCGGCACACACTAATACTGCCGAAGCTAGATCACTAATGGGTAACTCTAGAGCAGAGACCCCAGCAAGGCTACGAAGATTCACGTAAGATATGCCGCCCTGAGCGGCATTCTTTTTTTAATTTTTCTGCATAAGCATAATTATTGTTACCGAGGAGAGAAAGATGGAACCAAGATTAATTTTACAGGCTGTGAATTTTATTAGGGGCAAGTCGGATCCTACACTGGTTGTTGAGAGTAGTTCACATGCTGAGCCATTGGCAAACGCGTTGTATGAATCGAAAATGCTTTTTGATATGCTTCATGGCGACTATAGTCTAGATGACATCACTGAGCAGATATCTAAGAAGAACGAAGCAGCCAAAGAGTACCAACAGGTTACTGGCATCCAGTGGCCCTTTTAGGAATATAGTCTATTATGGCCAATAACGACCTAGGAAATCAGCTGTCGCAGCTCCAGGAGATGAAAGCTCTCCTTGAGCAGCTTCCTGCGTTGTTTGAAAAGCTAGGTGGTTCTGCTGGTTCCCAAACAGATTCTATCAGGGAACTGGCTGGCTCTATGAATGAAGCGACAGACACTACCCAGATGCAGGATATGGACGCTGCCCTGCAGAGTCTTGCTGACTCAGCCGCCGGCGGCGCCGCTGGATTTGGTGGCCTAGGCACTGCCGCCGCCGGAATCGCTGGCGGAGTGATGACGGCTAGCGCCGCTGTAGATGCTTTTAACAATTCATTAGAAGCCACCATGGCTGTGGCATCCGGCGGTTTAAGTTCGGTATTTAATATGATTACTGGCGCAGTCGGCGCTATCGGTGGATCCTGGAGTTCTCTAGTTGGAATGGCTGAAAAGGCAACCGCGGCAATGGACCAAGTTGGTAAAGCAATGGAGCAAGTCCGCGGTGAATTTGGTGATCTAGCTTCAAACGAAGGTGCTGCAGTTATAGCCATGAACAAGCAGTTAAGGTCTTCTTCCGGATTTGCCGCCAAGGCAGGAATGTCTCTTGGGGCAGTATACGGAACCGACCTGGCCGGCGCTTTGAACGACATGAAGAAAATAGCCGGCGAGCTAGGCGCTTCTTTCAATCGATTGGCAGATGATTTTGTTAATGCTGCGGCAGAAGTACTGATTCTGCAGAAGGGCTTTGGTTTAACTACCGAAGGTCTTGAGGGCATCGCCAACATGGCTCGAGCCGCAGGCGAAGATACGCAGACTGCCATGCAGGAAATAACCGTGCAGGTTGCAGTGTTAAGCAAACAGTTTGGCGTCAGTGGAAAGGTTATTGGTAAGAACTTGAGCGAGCTGACCAAAGACATGGGCTCGTTTGGTCACATGTCTAAGGCCGAGCTTACAGCAACTGCTACTTACGCTGCAAAGTTAGGTGTGGAAATTTCGTCCCTGAAGGGAATGTTTGATAAGTTTGCCAACTTTGAAGACGCTGCCACGGGAGCTGCCAAACTTGCCGAGACGTTTGGAATGAATGTCGATGCCATGGAACTGATGAATGCGGAGTCTCCTGCTGAGCAAATGGACATGATGCGTCAGGCATTTATGGAAACAGGTAGAAGCCTAGATGATCTATCCAGACAGGAAAAGGCTTATCTTGCCGAACAGATGGGTCTTAGTGATGCAAACGATCTTTACGCAATGTTTGACCCGGCCAACGCAGACCTAAGCTTCGATGAGATCGCTGCCGAAGCTGAGGCGGCAAACGAAAAGATGACCCCAGAACAAGCCATGCTTGAAGCCGCAAAGAGTATCGAGAAGTCTCTGGACTCAACACTCAAGAAGATGGAAACGTTCTTTAAGGCGTTTATAGACGGCTTCATGTATGCACTTACTTTCACCGAGCCGTTCCAAAAGATATTTACTGACATCAGGCAAGCATTCAGAGACGTCCATGATGAGGGTAAGAGATTAGCCAACGTTCTTTTTGGATCGGACGGTATCTTTAAAGACGAGGCTATGGTCTTTGCCGAAAAACTAAACAAGGTCCTTCGTGGTATTGTTAATCTGTTTTCGACCTTTGTCGATAACGTTGCTAGGCTAGGAGAAGAAGACTATTCCCTTGAAGACCTGTTTGGCGACACCTTCGACTCTATAATGGACTTTTTCACCGGTGATGCCGTTGTAGATCTTGCTGCTACCATCATAGAAATGTTTGCAGATGCTTTTGTTGCCTTGGTCGAGGCCCTTCCTGGAATGATTACAAAGGTAACCGATGCAATCTTGGATTCGGTATCTGGCATGGGCGAGGAAGGTACTGGTGCTAATAGATTCGGTGAAGCATTCTCAAAAATGTTAACAGCGCTTTCTGAGAACATTATGCCAATCTTAGGGGCATTGTTTAAACTTACGATGACCATACTATACGCTATTGGAAAGTTTCTCATAGAAAACCCGAAGGTGTTAATGGCCGCGGTTGCCTACATCTTTGGCGGACCTATAATCATGGCTGCATTGGCTGCAATAAAGGGTGCCATAATGACGCTCCTGATTCCAGGCATCGGAGCAGCGCTGAAAGCAGGATTAGGTTTTGCTGCAAAGGCTCTTTTTAAGGTTGTGTTTGGTGCACTCAAGGGTGTGTTTACTGCTGTCTTTAAGGCCATTATCCAGATGTCTAGCTTAGCACTTAAGCCATTCCTTATTGGTCTTGGTAAGCTTATTGCAATAGGTCTGGTTGTCTACGGAGCATTCAAGTCAGTTGTGCAAATCTTTGAAAACCTTACGTCGAGATTTGAGGAAAGCGGTAGTATGATGGAATTAATCATTGGGTACTTCACCGAAATTGCTTTTCTTCCTGCTAGAATTGTAGCCAATATCTTTGATCTGATCGCCGGCTTCCTAGGATTTGAGACGGACGCCGTCGGTGCGATAGATAATGTCGTTAATTTCCTTGTCAATGACTTAATGGGCTTCTTCACCGGCATGCCTTCACTCATCGGAGAAGCGTTTGATAGCGTCGTTGGCTTCTTTACTGACCTCGGCCAAAACATAATCGATGGATTCATGGCAACCTTTGATTTTGTAGGAGCGGTCAAGGAACAAATTATTGCAGCAAAAGATGCTATGTTTAGTATTTTTCAATCAAAAAGTCCATCTAAGGTCACAGAAAAACTAGGCGAAGGTATAACTGACGGCATGACGATGGGAATTTCATCTATGCCTGATAAAATGAACGAGATGGCAGCACAGATGGTTAGTGCTATGAAAGTTCAGATGGCAAACATGCTAAACACGCTTACTGAGTCAACAGGACCGATCGGTGACAAGATGGGTGAGGTTTTCGCAAAAGGCTTTGGCCTAGCAGTACTGCCTATTATTGACAGCATCGTCGAAGAGGCTCAGGCTACCCTTGATGAAACTATTATAGAAATAGCTAATGCAATCGAAACGATGTCAACCGGTCTTAGTGCAGTCGCTCCGATTGCGGCCGATGCCATGGTGAAGAAGGTTGCTGATGGATTGGCAGGAGATGGTACAGTTAACGTTCAACACGAGGGACTAAACATACAGGTCAACTTCAAAGTTCAGGTTGATTCTAAGGATCTTGCTGCCGCTCTTGGCGAGGATGCCAAAGATGGTCCGTTCTTTGTAATCAATACTTCTAGAGGCGGCGGTGGTACTGAAAGTGCCGAGGCAGCGGGATCATAACATGGCAACTATTGGCGAACTATTAGCAAAGATTAGAAACGGCGGCATGAATCCTACCCCGACGGGTGATTCACCCTATGGCGGTGTTACACCTGGGACAAACGCTCCGATAGCACAACCAGACATTGACGATCTACCAGTTTCCACTAAGGAAGCAGCCGCAGACTATATCTCCCAAAGAACAAAGGGTTTTGAAAGACTAGAGGAACAGAACAGGTACTCCCTGGAGCCAGATCTTACACGCGTTCGGCTTACCGATGCAACTACCGGTAACCCTGCTCCTCTTACAACACCGGTTCCCCCTCAGGAAGCCTTTGTCGATCCAGAACCTGATAATGCACAGGAATTAGCATTGCGCGACGGATTCGAGATTCTGAAGCGCCTGGGGTTCTTCCAAGACCTAACCGGCGACGATGGTCCGGAGTACGATAAGAATTCACAATCTGCTGGGCATGAACTTCTAAACAGGCCAGATGTCAGAGAAAAAGTTTCGGCTGTGCTCGCGACCTCGAGATTCTCTGCATTGACTAGTCCGGATCAACCCTTTGCTACTCCTATTGATGCGCCTGGATATGACTACATTAATGAAGAAGGCGTTAGGAAGGATCATCCGCAGCTTGAAAAAATTAGACAAATTGCTAGGTTCGTTATGAATACTGGGCAGCGCGCCAAGGAGGCTTATCCCGATGCTAAGCTAGTTTTAGCCAGGGATCCGGAAGCTAGCGGCGCCGATGCATTTGGCGAAAGTGCTAATTTGCAATATGGTGAACTTAATGAAGCCGCGGGGATTGATCCAGAAACCGGTCGCCCGGATGCGTCTAGTCCTAGAGCTCCTAGTTCACCCGATTCTGGCGGAACATCTTCGGATGGCACAAGTTCCAGCGATGGCACAAGTCCCAGCACAACTTCCACCGATGGCACAAGTAACACTGGTGTTTTAAACACTCCCGACTTTCCGTTTGGTGTCGACTCAAATGCTACTGGCGCCGCTGAGCTTATTGCAACCTTGGATGTGGCATTAATACTTCTAGAGCCTGCGTTAGATCTTTTAAATGGTATCTTTGGCTTGTTTAGCTACAATGCTATTCATGTTAACAGACCAAACAACCCTTCTGGTCTGGC